TTCTCTCCGTATATACAGTGTCGTTACCAACAACGACTAAGCGTTTAATACTTGTTTGTGGGTCTATTGATACAACCATTAGGTTTCCGCGAAAATTTTGTTATTTGAAGCTGCAACGACTCTTTTTATAGTCACCATATTGTTTAATCCACTGGGAACAGGGGGAGCAAAAGCGACTTCGGTAGTAAAGGATACTTGAATCGTATCATAATTTCGAGTAATTGAACCAAATGTAACAGTTCCATGCGTAATGTCTAAATTTACTTTCCAAGTGTATTCAGTACTTCCAGATAAAGCAGAATTTACAGGAATAGTAATAGTTCCAGTATAAGTCTGAGGACTTCCTATCACAAAAGTCAAAGTCCCTTGATCAATATCTGGACTTTCTGTAAGAATTCGACTTGTTGTGGAGGTTATAGTTTGACTGGCTCCTGTATACCATCCAATAGGGGGTCCTCCGGGGTCATAGTATTCTTCGACTCTAAGCAAGTAAGTAATTTCAGATAAATTTACAGATATTTCTGTAGCTTCGTCTGATGGAGTTGGTATTGCTGTTGCTCCTAAAATAATACCAAGTCTTGTGTCCCCAATATCTGCCATCAGATCACCGAATTAACTGATATCATAGCCACTACTGGCTGTTCAGTAGCCCCAATCCGAGTACCATTTCCCCACTTATCTAAACCCGGACGTTGACCGATACGTACACGTTTTTCTTGTACATCGACCGGTCGTACATTATTCATATACTCGGAAGTAAGTTCAGGAGCATGTCCGGTAAGACTGCCTTTGAAAATTCCTTTGATTGGCGGGAGTATTTCAGCCATTATGTTCTCCAGAGAAGATTTACTTTCTCACCGGTAGTTCCACCAAAGTATAGAAGATTCGTATTACTTATTGGAAGTCTTAGATATGCTTCACTGTCATTTAAGGCTGGACCGGAAGCAGCAGCAGCAGCAGTTTCACCGATCTTCACTGTCTTGCCAGCATTCTGCCAGATAATAACTTCTCGACACGGCTGATTAGCCCCTTGTGCAGCACTATCTACAAAAGTGAGAATCTCTACACCAAAACCTCCTGATACTATGTCAGAAGGACTTGCATTATCTTGATATTCCATGTTAGTTCCTGTATTTTAGCCAGTAAGATTTACTTCAGTCGGCTGATAGTCGGTAAGTTCCAGATTAGTTGACAGGTAAAATATCTCAACCAACATCTCACCGGCTGTAATCAGACCAAAATCACCGCTTTCACTCAGCGTAAGTTTTACTGAAATGTCGGAAGGTTCGGCCACAAGACCGGCATCAGCAGAGATAAAAGCAGCCTTTACTAAATTACGTGCAACGGCAGATACGGTATGTGTCGTATTGCCGCTGTACTCATCAGCATCACCAGCCGTACCTATACTAAGAACGGGAGTCGTTCCATCAAAAGCTGTTTTGACTGTGACTTTGGAACCAAGAACAAAAGAACCAGCAGGTATCTTCTTGTCCAAATTTAAGGTTCCATCAGCTCCTCCACCGTCCGTGAAGTCTCCCGGCACTACAATCTGAGCGACCTTTCGGATACCCATCCCAACGTGATTCATTTCCAGTTGTTCTGCTACATTCTGAATACTCATTTCTTTTCCTCTCTACTACAATGTTTGTGTTAAATTTCCTGTCCATAAACTGTATAAACTCCACTTGGAATCCAGTAACTACGATAGTCAAAAAGTGACCCATAGTTTAATCCAGTGTCCCGAACTCTTCCGACAGTATCAGGGGCCTCGCCTTTATCCTTCCGTATTAGTGCTTGAATTAGATCAACCGCTTTCTTTGTCTCCACACCTATTTTTTCATCTTCCTGATTCTCGGCCACGGCCAAACAGCACTGAAGGATGGTCTCTGATTCAACCGGTCCACCGATGAAGTAATCAGTAGTTGTTTCCGGTTTGTCCGGTGTCATTACATACGTGCTATTTACTACAGATCGATTCACCGGAGTTGGATAAACGATCATTTCTTTTACTGAACCAACAGCCTTGTCAAATTTTGCTGTTCTTATTGCATAGGAATAAGGGTAACTGGTGAACTCAAGGTTACTTCTATTTCGCATGATAGAACGCTCGGAAACTTGCTGCATTTGATTTCCGTCTGCTACTCCATCATATTCGATCTTTCGGAAGAACCGGTCAAAATCTTTAGGGAGAGGATACTCCCATTTGTTAGGTTCAAAGGTCATCTTCCAAGGCTGTCTTAACCAACTCCATATATAAATCTCTTCATCTTTGGGACTGACCGGCATTAGAAATTTCATGTACCCTCGGTACACAATATCCTTCACTGCTGCCAGATCGGTAGCATCGGTTATATCCGTGCCGAGGTAATCGGCGACTTTAGTATAAATATCGGAGAATGTCCATCTCATATCCATATTAGTATTTCCTCAAATAATTCGACAGGGCGACCCTCCTTGGTCAATCCCTATCGAGGGAGACAGCTATTCTCTGCCCAATCCAAATACTCGTAAAATCAATTCCTCGTAACGTGGCCCACCGAGAGCAATCTGACCCGTAGAAGGATTGTGATCACGGGCAATCAACTTGTCCATAACAGCCTTCAAAATTTTCAATTCGTCCTCATTGATTTTGAAACTATCGTCTTCGCAAGCCCGAATTTCTCTACTCAACATCAGGCCGTCAAAAGACTCAACTCCATCTTTGTAGACGCCCGGTATTCGGAGCATGTCGGCAATTTCCTTCTTGATCGGGAAGGGTTCTTTGCCTGTTTTAAGAACCCGTTTTTCGTCCTCTACTTCCCATCGCTCGAAATCTACCTTGTACTCACTCAGGTCCAAATCATACATTTTCATTTCTGTCCCCTTAAAAAGTTAGAAAAGATAGGAAGGGCCGGTTAAGGCCCCTCCCATTAAAACACACTTCTTTATTACACACCCGAATCCGCTAAAGCAACGAGGTAATAAGTTGTCCCTGCAATATCAACAGGAATCATCTTATCACCAGTAGCAAGAGCCGGAGCATCTCCGGTAGAGGTGTAATCTCCACAATCTCCTGCGTTTCGGATAGCTAACAATCCATCCCAATTGTAAGTACCGGCATGAACATACAAGGCATAAGCTTTGATCGGTGCTCCTGTACTTTCATCAACATAGTACTCCAAAGAAAGACCTGCCACAGAACCGCCACTCAAATCAGGGGCAGTTGCCGATACTTCTGTTTCTACAGAAGCATACATAGCAGAATTCCAGTGACCGGAAGTTACTGCTATCTCAGCACCATCTTTGAAATGCAAGTTTGCACAGAGAGTATGGACAACATTAGATACCAATGCGGCACTTAGATATGATCTATATTTCCACATACCCCATGTCGCATGACCCAGACCGGCAATCTCACCAACTGCATAGAGACCACGCTTCGGTCCACCAGTACCATTAAATAGCAAGTTAATACTATTCACGGTCACTGCCGCAGCAGCATCATCATCTATGATCAGAGGGTCGCCAGTATTGTCCTGTGTAATAAACAAACTTGCATCCAATTTTGCAAGAGTAAGACCACTTACACTGGACAAATCCGTTGTTTCCGCAGCAATAGCAACAGGTCTTGCCTGATTAGCTGCCAGAGGAACAGTAAGCTCCTGAGAAGCACTCTCAACAGCAAGAATAGTTCTGCCTACAGTACATTGTACATCTGCACGGACAGGAACAATAGCCCCATTGGGAATATAAATATCCAACCAGCGGGGTCCTACAAGGCCCGCATAAGAAGAACCCGCAACAACACCAGCAAAAAACTGAATGTTACCAGTATCAGGGTCTTCTACCCGCATGAATTTACCTTCATTCTGGTTGCCTTCTGCCGTAGTAGTAGGACTTGTCTGACAAGCTCTATCACCGCCAGCACCCTTGTCGTAATCAAGGACATTTGCCGTTGCGTCAAACTCATAGCATACCGGCATACCCTCATAAATCGTACTTCCTTCTGTGTAATATACCCGCTTTTTGCGAGCATTTGCATTCGTTCCAAATTGGCTAAACGCCATAATACTTTCCTTTCAAAATACTTTTACATTCACGGCCTTACATAACTCGACCGACATTACTTCTTACGCATGTTGACTAATCAGGAACCCGGCCCGCTGTCTGGTAGTAGCGGTAATCGCCAACGAAACATCAAGGGGCACAGTGAGAATATTGTGAGAACCGTCTCTTGGCGTAGGTTTGCCGAGGGTATAGTCATTCTCTCTCAGAATACGAACCTTGAAGAAATCATGGTTGACACCATAGATCGGGTCAGTACCCATAATTGGGGTGTAACTGGAACTACTATCAAGGAAGCTCACGTAGATAAACGGAACACCCTTGTACAGAATACGACCGAAGTACTTAGCAAGATCGGGACCAACATTGTCGTCCATCTTACGAGCTATTGCTTCGAGGTTTCCGATCACATTATCATTACTGTAATAACGGAACGGTTGAGGTCCAGTCTCTTTGGCAACAGCGGTCGGAAGCATCGTCGGGATAAAGTGGGTCTTCCGTGTAGCTCTACCGAGCAAACTAAGAAGATTATCACCAAACTGTCCCTGATGGTCAGCGTAATACGAAGCCCAACGAGGTTTGTCGGACGCACTGGAACTAATCGTACCAACATTGTACGCAGTACCAGAACCATCATTATACCTACCCTTGTAACCAGTCCAAGCACCGGTTGAGCCGGAAGTACCCAGACTCAGCCAAGAAGCCAGTCCATGAGGATTCTTCTTGTCGGTAGCACTTGCCGGGGAAAGAATCAACTTCACCTGCAAAAGCTCACCAAACTCTCGGTACATGTTCAACTGTTTGCCGGTCAGATACTTGTAAATCCGAACCTTGTTGCCAGTATTCATTGCCAACTCAATACGGTTGTAATCCATATTGGTCGTAGCATGTGCCCAGTCTACCTTGATCTCATGGTCAGTATTGACTGTGTTATGAGTATCCTCTTCCCACAACGAGATCATCTTTGCATTACCCGTATCTGTCAGAGTAATGAAATCCTTGATAGAATCACCACTGTCACGCTCGGCTTTTGCCATCCACGTATTATACAGTTCGTGACTGATATCATTGAAGGTCATCTGCAAAGCTTCCTTACGATATGAAGCCAGCGTAGCGTGACCAACATCTACTGCCTGTTCAATTGTTAAATCTGCACTCATTTAGAACTCCTTGTTCTTAGTCTTTGACACCCGCTTCTGCGAGAGCGTCTCCTACGACCTTCTCCATGAAAGCATCACTGCCCTCTTTAGGTGTCTTTGTTTTCGTCTTAGTTCTGTTGGGACGAGTTGTAATCTGTTTTGAACGGCCTCTTAATTCCTTAGCCACTTTCCTCATGGCGAGGTTCTCACCGTTTTCTCCTCGGTACAAGGTAATAACACTTTCTAACGATTCCTTAAAGGAACCGAATGCCCCTGTAGAATACAACGCATTGGCCTTACCCCACAAGTCTGCTCTTTCTCTAACTGAGCGATGTCGGTCATCAGGCACTCCGTCCACATTCATAGGGAGTTTGTCATACGTACCAAAGATAGGAAAGTCTTTCTCCAACCCATCCAACACTTTATTCATATCACAGAAGTTACTGTAGTGCTCTTCCTTCTCTGCTTTCTCTGCTCTTACTTTCTCGTCTTCTGTCACCGAGTTAAGTGCAGTGGAAAGTTTTCCGACCTGACTGTTGAGACTCTTTACAATAGCAGCCATAGCCGGATTCTCTTTTTCAAGAGCCTCCAACTGCTCATCTGTAACTTGCCCCGTAGTCTCAACCTTCTCGATCTTTTTCTTTGGAGTCTCAGGGTCGTCATCCTCAGATGATTTTTCTGAAATCCCCCGCTCCAGTAATGCTTTGATGTCCTTTACGATATTGGGGTCAAGATCGTTTAGCTTCTGGACCGTCTCAGCATCATACCCAAGTGCGATAATACCTTCATCTTCATCGGCATCATCTCCGGTATCTCCGGTATCATTATCAGTACTGTCATCAGTACTGTCCTTGGTATTATCATCATCCTTGGCGTCATCCTTATTGTCATCGTCCTTGTTGTCATCGTCTAAATCAGTGTAATCAGTATCGTCCTTGTTTTGATCATTCACGGTGTCAATAGCTTTGGATACTGCTGTAGGAACTCCATCAGTCATCCCATCATTTGTGTCGTCGATATTTGGATTGTCTGTGTTTGTATCATCAGTATTGGTGTCATCATTCTTAATCTCTTCGGACATTTTATCTCCCTTTATGCTTTGTTTACTGTCTCTTCTTTAGTCGTCTCGATATCTTTCCACTTGTCCTTCTTGTTTTCCTTTTTGGCTAATTCTCTTTTTCGCAGAATAAATTCATCGCCGTCCGCTTCCAGAATCTCAATACCAATCTCAATCACATCATCAAGATAGTCAATAAGTCCGTCTGTCATCTCCTCAACAAAAGATATCCCACTGGAATCCTCAAGGAAACATGTCATAACTTTTTCACCCATCCGGAATTCCATAGCTAAAGCCCAGACCTCATCATCTGGTCTACGTTTCCTTACAACACTCACCGAAGTGCCGTCCCCCATATCCTTATAAAAATACTGTCCCTTTAAGTTCGTTGTACTCATTTTGTCTCCCTTAACAATAACTGTTACGATCTACCCAATTGCGTTCTCGTAGCCGTTGTTTCTGTTCGGCCCGATTCTTAATAAGCATATCACCATTCTCGTTAAACCGTGCTCCCGGATGAACTCTCTCAGCTTCCCCGCTTGCTATTTGAGAAGGATGTACTCCAAGAGCCGTTGATACCCGTTCTTTGTCTCCATAAGTTTTTGTGGTTCTTGGACAATAATCGTCTACCATTTTTCTACCACATTTACACTTAGGATATTTCTTATCCCGGTAGGCACAAAGATCATCATCCTCTTCTCCACATCTCGGACACATGAAGTTGTATACAGGCATCTTATCTACCCTTCGCTTTTTTCAGTTCAGTGATTTCTCTTCTCAAAGCCTCTACATCAAAGACCAGATATTTCAAGTACACCCTGAGAAAATCTATATTCTCTTGTATTTGATTACGAATCTCTTCTACTGTTGCTTTCTCATTTTTCGCCATCACTTGTTTTGCTGTTGGGTATGACTCATTAGAACTTGCCACATATACAATTCTTGATATCTCCAAAGTCTGTTCACAAAAATGACGTTCATATTGCTTATCTGCCGAATTCACCTTATTATCTCCCTATAACAATGTACTCATAAGTCACCTGTTCGTCTGTGGTTTGGTTATCGACATAAACAGTACCCGATGGTTTGAATACAGCTATCTCTCCTTCAAGTACAACTATTTCAGCATTTTCAGATGATACCCAAGAAGTGTCAATTTCCATATCATTAGTAATTGCTTTTATTACAATCAGATCAATGGTAGAGATATCACCAATATCAAGAGCCTCGGCTGTATTAGCTGCCACCTGTTGTTTGTAAGCATAGTGTGATTTAGTAGGCGTATTGGTAAGAGTAAACCGATCAATGAAGTTTAACTCTTTACCAAGACCAAGAAGTTGAGCAATTATGTTTACCGTTCCGTTTGCCGCCATTACCTGCTCCTTTTTTTAGCCGCTTCTCTTGCGGATTTATCTACCCTCGCCTCAGCTTCCTCGCGGGTAAACCCGGCTTTCACAAGTCCCCGAATAACACTTTCTGTTCTCTTGTTAAACTTGGGTTTCTTCAGAGACTCTTTATCTTTGCTTTTCTTTCGTCTGAATGCCGACAGTTTAGAAGCGTCTTGATATCCTATACCTTTGGGCATTATACTGACTCCTACACATCAATTGTGGTTTTTATTTTCTTTACAATTTTCTTAGTCGCTTTGGATTGGAATGTACTTAATGCAGCATCATGTTTTATTGTTGGTTCTTCTCTGATCAGTTGCACTCCTTCCACTATTTCTTTTATCGCCTTCTTTCGTATCCACATACTGTAGCCCATTAGACCAACAGTTCCAATCATAGATATTACGGCTATAATAGCAGAGTATTTAGTCACTCCTATGATGAGACTGATGACGATAAAACATGCTGCCATAAACTGAAGTCCTTTGGAACTTCCATTTAAGAAGGCAAAGAATCCAGCACCTACTCCGATTATTGATAAGGTAAATAACCAGTTATTACTTTTCAGTGTCTGAAATATCGCCTGTGTTCCAGTGGTAGGTAAGTTAGCAAGTCTACTGCCAGCGGTTCTCGGCTGGAACATAGCACATCCACTAAAGAAAAGAACTACTGATACAAGTAATACCATTATTGCTGATCTCATTTTTGTCTCCTAAAGGGGTTGCCCATTGCGTTCATTTTTCTGTCTACTATTAGCTATTGCAGAGTTTGGATTAGCACCCGTTCTACCATCCTGAACGTCTTTTTGTTTTACTTTCCCTTGTGTTGGCGAATACGGATTCAATCGAGTTTCTGCCGAAGGAACTGCGGTCTCATACCAGTCATCCAATCCTCTCAGTCCCATCATCTTACCTAAGTGTTGCGTTGCTTTCGGTACGTTTACTTGAGCACCCTGTTGAGCAGCAATCTGAGCAGAAGGAAGAATCCACTGTGTCAGCAAACTCATAGTTCTTTGGAATTCTACTGTAGGAGATAGTCTCTGTAAGGAATAGGGTTCGACATTGAACTCATAATCCCAAAACTCCCCGTCTCTTGCAGCCCGGTCAAATACAACAGGTATATCACCAAATCCTTCAATCCTTTTTATTCTTGGAACAGATATTAGTGGGTCACTCCAAAAGTGCCATACCATCTTTCTTGCCACACTTTGAGTAAAGGAATAGGTTTTTTGTGTCATGTCATCGACACTCTTGGAAGCATTAGCAAACTGCATTTGGTCCTGTCCAAGAGTCTCTGCACCGGTTCCCTGTCCCCCTAACAGATACAGGTTGTTGTTCTGCATGGAGAACTGATTTTCCAAGTAATTCGCCCATTTATAATGTTCAGCATCAATTCCCGGCCATGTAACAACATCTACCCCCTGAGTACTGGATACTTTAACTGACCCCTGATCAGGAGCAGAAACAAGTCTTTCTGCATCATCCGCAGCATCACCTTCATATACAAGATTCGATTTCTGTGACTCTGCTTGTCTTCTCATCTTCAGAACAATCGCATTTAATGCCGCATCTAAGTCCATTGAATACCACAGTGGGGGTATAGGAAGGGAAGAGCCGGGGAAGTCCTTGTAAAACAGTTTATCGTATGGCCCGCCTTCGGGCGTTTCAGCATCTATTGTACGCAGGATAGTTGCACTGCTCGGTTCAATAGTAAGTATTATATTTTCATCTGGAATCCAGTAATCTGCAAGTCTGACATATTCTCTAAGAGTTGAAACATGGTCATCAACATGATTTCTCTTTGCTATTCTCTGTGGGTCATTTTCTCTTTGTTCTCCGTGCAGGTTATAAGAAGCTTTGAGTATGTCTGCATGTTTTCGGAATTCCTCCTGTGCGGCCTCTAAAGGCATCTTGTAGTAATTTCCCTCAAACTCGAAACCCTCGAAAGAAATCGCAGACGGGTCTCCAATATAGTCTACCAGATCAACAGGGTCAGAGTAAACCTGTCCTATTGCATGTCTGTGACCAAAAATTTCTACTTCATGTGATTTCATTATGCCGGTTCTCAAGATACCAAGACCAAGCATGGAATCTCTTACTACCGGCCTGAGTGAATTCATTGCAAATTTTATCTCTTCAATCAGATGGTTAAAAGCCAATTCCGTTGTTTTTGCGAAGGGACGATACTCACTCTTTTTGCTTGTTATGAGAAGTCTTGGGTTACTCATCACTAAGTATGGAATTAAAATACTGAGACTTCGGTCCATGAGATTGATAGGATGGCTTTTACTTATACCGTGTTGTCTTGCTGTACCGGAAAAGTAACCGGCTTCTATTGCTTTCAGCATTAGCATTCTATTTACCAAGGCCGGTTCAACTATTTTATACCATGACTTAGAGCCACTGACAAGACGTTGAGGAAAAGAAGCACGTACATTTTTTTCGTGTATGATGGAGGCCATGCTATTCCTTAATATATAAACCTACGGTTACTCTTCCTTGCTGCTTCCAACTTCCTTGTTTTCATCCTGTCTCCGAGAGTATTCCCGCCCTTCTCTTTCTGTCTCTCTATAAATGCCTTTGGTTGATATGATAAAGCCAAGCAACACAAGCCCAAAGCAATAACTCTATCTCCATGTGCTGCACTCGCATTTGAATCGTCATCATTGGATAACTTTGCTGGATGGGGAGTACCGGCATTATTGAACAAGTAAGATTCCATTTCCCTTATAGTTTGTTCACAATGAATCGTCAGATGTTTTGATATAGGATTATCACTGAGTCCCTCTTTGAGAGCTACATCTAAATCCATTAGCAATCTGTACTTTGTTCCGTCCGGTCCTTTTGAACTATGCCAGCCGAGTTTATTTTTTTTCTTTTTACGTTTTACTGTCTCATCTCTACGAACATATAGGAATGGATACTTGTTTTTTACTACTCTTCCTTCAAATACTCCACCAATTCCGTTTGATTCCCATATCAGATAAGTACTCTTTTTAAGTCCACCAGTCCAAAAACATAATGCTACAGCAATGTCTGCAAAATCTTCTGGTGATGTACTCGGACAAATCCACTGACCAACTTCTTCACTCAGGTTGACATCCACAATACTGAGAACACTATTGGATGCTCCACGACCGAGACCAATATCACCACCAATGATAAAACTATGTGTTTGATCGGGTCTACCATTATCTAATTTCCCCCACCACTTTAGTCTTCCTATACCACCCGGAACTACACGCCCCCCTGATACAAGATGATCTCTGCCTCTTTTTATAATAACATCTCCAACAAAATTTGGAGTATATACTGTAGTTTGTTCTATCCTGTGTAATGTTGCATTCGTGAAAACAGAAGAGCCAGAACCTTTTGGTCGTCTGTCAATATTACAGGCAATGTCTCTCGGTCGTCTTTCTCTGCATTTCTTATCATACCAGAGACTTCTCCAGCCCCCTTCATTAAGATCTCCACCGTCAGCAGTAAACTTAATAGCTTCCAGTTTTTCCGACCAAGGTTTGTCTTTATTCTCTCTTCTGAGTTCACTTATCTTGAACCCTTTCATGGGTTCAATGTCATTAAATACTTCTGGACATAGTTCTCTGTAACATTTTATGTCTTTTATCTCAACGACATCATAATCAGGAGAAAGATATAAACCCTTATTCTTATTGGGGTTATCTGTCCAAGGCATTATGATAACCGGTATCTCACCATACTTTTGAGTCAATAGTTGATTATAAGGATGTTCTACTCCGAAAAAGTGAGTACTATTAAAAATAACACAATCTGAGGTATCGTGAATAGAGTCATTGATACTCAGGGCCATGTTGTGGTCTGTGCGGCCCATCTCATCCACAAGCACACCCTTTTGTCTATCCCCTGCTCCAAAACTTTCATTCGTTGCTTCACCACTTATTGCTGCTGAATTATCCAGATTCTGCACCAGCATGTATGTTTTTAGTAAATTAGCTCTCAGCCAATTTGGGAGGGTTGTAAGAGCATAGCATACTTTGTGCATCAAAGACTTATGTAATCCAATCAATTTGCCATTTATTATCTCTACTCCTTTATCGACAAATTCAGCTTTTCTTGAACCAACTAAAAAGTTACTCTCAGGGTCAAGCAGAAAATGTCCGGCAAATGTCTTACATATAATCTCAGTAGCTCCTTCTTTTCGAGACTTGTCGATAACCATACAGTGTTGCGTTAGGATACTGTCGTGAATAGCATCGACTGCAACTTCCTGATGCTTCCACAAAATAAAAGGCCGGTTGCGTTTTCCTGTTGGTCCCTCCGCGTCGTAAACCCACAAAGCAGAGTTGAAAAGTATTTTTATATCCTTCCAACATAAAGCCTTATACACTTTCTGCATCTCTGCATCTTTCGCTATCTTATCGTGGAAATCCATTCTCCATGATATATTCTCAGCGACATTAGAAGGTATTGCCTCAAAGAATCCTTCTGGTGTATCTAAAGATTTAGCAATGGCCGTCAATGTATTTTACCATCCTAAGTACAATATTCCTGTCATCCCTCATAATTCCAAGTGCTTGATTACAAGGTCCACATAGTAAACCTCGCACCCTTCCGGTGGTATGACAGTGATCAACATTAAGAGTCTGTTTCAAATCAGCCTGATATGTATCACAAATAAGACACTTGCCTTTTTGTCCATCAAAGAGAATCTGCCACTCGGCGGAAGAAAGACCATACTCTCTCATAAGTCTGGATTCTTTTTCCTTACGGGTAGTTCTGTACTTTCTTGCAATAGCAGCATCCCTTTTATTACCACCATTTTTCAGCCACTTCTTTCTATCGTCATATCTACACAATTTGCAAACACCAATATGTCCGTCCCGGCATTGCTTGTGTTTAGGGAAGTCATCCAGTGTTTTTGTCTCGCCACACCGACTACACTTTTTCATCAAGTATACTTTCAAGAAATTCATCGTTGACATCGCTGGAAACTTTAATAATGTCAGCACAACGGGGGACCGATATGCTGTCATTATTAAACTCACCATCAATGACATCGACGACTTTACTTTCAATCACTTTTGTTTTTTTGTCCAAAGTGTCCGCAGTCTTAAATGCAGCACCGGCCAATTTTCTAATATCAGCAGATTCAAGATGACCAGTAATACTTACGTTTATTTGCTTCTTGGTCTGTTCTACTTGAATTGATCTTACGTTATGATATTCATTACTCAGGTTAAGCAAAAAGAACATTAGTAAATCTTTATCAGGAGCACGGTGCTTTAGTTTTCTTGTTTCCTTATCAATGACCAATATGTACTCTTCAGAAGCATCAGGATTCTCTTCATCCCAATTATGATTCTTTATTCTTTTGAATACTTGATCTATTTCCTCGAAATCATAACCTATTGCAGACCTCAATCCATTGGCTACAAGATGTGATGTTGCTATTTGTTTTGCGGATGATTTGGAATCAGTTGCACGTTTGAATTCAGAATATCTCTGCTTCCACTTTGATATGGTAGTTGGCTTTACACCAAGAACGTAACCAATATCCCTTTCAGTCATACCGGCAGCTACCATCCTTGATGCCACCTGTACAAAGTCATAATTATACTTAGCCCCTTTTTGGAGTTTCCGTCTTATGGCTTTCCCGGTCGTGGAGTCTGGATTACAGCTATCACTCAAAACAATACCCTATACTAAAAGAAGTTCTTTGCAGTTTTGGTTCTGATTGTTTTCTGCTTGACTCACAAATCTTATGTTGCCGGGTTCATAGTTGCCATCGTTATCTATCCGGTCAATAGTTAATCCTCTTGGGTCTATTTGTAGTTCGTTGACAACATATTTGATAAATTCTTTAGAAGACTTAAAAAGGACTTTTATCCCCCGGCCACCATAGCGGTTGTAATTATGGATTTCGGGATTATTGCATCGCCGCTTCATGCTTGAAAAAACACACCGTAAATATCCCGGAATAGTAGCGTAGCTCTTTTTATCCCTTTTCTTCCTCGATACTTTACTGGCATCGGTCTGAACATACTTCCGTTTATATTCTGCACAGCAGGTCCTGCACCAAAACTTCAGCCCCTCCTTCTTACTGCGATCTTTAGTGAACTCAGACAAAAGTTTCTTGGCCTTACATTTATTGCACCTTTTCATTTTACCAGCAGTGGGGTCTGTATTACAGGAATTTGACAAGGCTCGTCCCTCAAAAAGAAAAATTGCGTCTTGGTGATAAACTTTTGCTGTCTTCGCGTTAGTCTATCACGGCCCTCACTCCAACGGCATATATTGCACCAATCATACAGCCCCCAACCGTCCTCACGGTCCTTAAAGGACTTTTCTGGCTTATTCGTTTCACAATGTTTGCACCATTTCATTATGGTCTCCCTCTATATATTAAGCTGAATGGATGGGTAATTTAGACTCTTTTCAAAATAAAAATAAAATAAATGTAAAATTCAAACAGTTGTTTGAATCCTCAAAATAAAAATAAAAAATTTTAATTCCTTCCCTCTAAACAACTTATGAATAAAAGACAAAATAAAATTTATCATTTTAACCGTCCATTTTGCATAAATTAAAAAGGGACAACACTAAGCGAGCATGGAAGCGAGCGTATCAAAGTGTTCATGGATGAATCCAAAAAGAAGAATACAACGAAGCACGATGCTGAACTTGGTTCTAATTCGCATGGAAAAGGGGAGAGCCGGGACGCTCGATTATACCATGTACCCCACTATATATAAAATATTTTTATTTTGCTGCGAACATTTTCCTCTGCGAACCGTATAGTTAAATGAAAGCTACTTTTTTATCCTTGAAAGGGGATACCATGAGGATCAGTACCAGAGGACCGTTAATTGATTTGGGAGAAGAGTTTCCCAAACTCACAGAAAAACAAAGAGACGCTCTTATCTGTGTACATCCACACCTTGATGGTCTATCCCATAATGAGGCGGCTCAAGAATTAGGTATATCAAGAGCTTCTCTTGAAGACAGATTACAGGGAACCTATAAAAGAGTACTTTGGCTACAAGAAGATATGAAACGAAAGAGAACAGAAGCAGCAAAAGTAAGACGAAGCATACGAAACCCAATACGGCTTGGTGATATGTCGGGGATAGGAAGTGACGGCACTACTGATACATTCTTTGGTGAGAAGATTGTAGGAAAGTTTTAATGAATACCTTTCTTCATAATTATGCAGAAGTATATGATTACTTTAGACGCAGAGACTTCAAGACCTGTTCATTTGATACAGAGACCTCAGACTTGAACTACACAAAGTTACAGATGGTCGGCTGTTCTTTTTGCAATGGAGAAACTACTTGTTACATCAATCTCAATGAGATGAAAAAACCAGACAGGACCAAGACCATTAAATATATTCGTCACATGTTTGCAACTCATATCAAATCGGTGGCTATGCACAATGCTCCCTTCGATCTGAAAGTCTTACACAAGGAAGGTATCTACGATGTGACTGATAATATATTCTGTACGATGACGGCTCACCATCTTATCAATGAGAATTCCAATCATGGTCTAAAAGGACTTGCTGAAAAGTATCTTGGTGTTGTAGCAATTACCTACGAACACGCTTCGACATGTGGATTTGATCATCCTATGTTTCTTGAATATGCTTGTAACGATGCTAAATGGACCTTTGCTTTGATGAAAATATTCAATAAGAAGATATATGGTCTTGGTGTCAGTCGTTTATTCTTTGAAGTTGAGATGCCTTTTCAATTCGTTCTTATGGATATGGAAATAAACGGTGTTCAAGTAAATCGAGATAAGCTGGAGGAACTCAGAATAAAAGCATCTGCCATAAGACTTGAACTTATGCAAAAACTATACAAGATGCTTAACCTTGGTTACTCTCTTCAGGCTGATATGTTTACTGGAGATGTCGAACTGGTAAGCAAACATAAACTCAGCGACAATAACATCCGTAAGGAATTGGAACGTCGAGGTCTCAAATCCCCTTATCTGACCAAAGGCGGCAAGGATGGTAAGAATAAAAAAATGAGTGTTGGCAAAGAGACTATGACTCATCTGGCCGGTGATGAGTTTATAGACGAAGTAGCCAAGTATAAAATTGTTGATAAACTGCTTGGCTCTTTTATCGAACCAATGCCGGGACATCTTGACGATGATGGTCGTGTGCGTTCTTCATATTGGAATATCGGTACTAAGACTGGCCGGTTATCTTGTAGTAAACCCAATATGCAACAGAACCCCAAAGCAAATCCTTTACTTCCATTTGATTACAAAGAGATTTTTGAAGCACCCAAGGGCAAGAAACTTTTGAGTGTAGATTACAAGGGTCAGGAACTTCGTATTCTGGCAATAATCAGCCGGGACCCAACTCTTCTTAATGCTTTTAAGAAGGGATATGATCTTCACCTAATGACAGCTAATCATGTGTTTGAACTCGGCATTAAAGAGGAACAGTTAGCCGAAAGCCATAAAAGTTACAAGGAGTTGAAAAAGAAATATGACCATGAAAGGCACATCGGAAAAAACGGTTATAATTTCCCCATTATTTACGGAACAACAGCGTATGGAATCGCAAAAAGTACTGGAGTATCTGAGGATACTGCACAGATCGGGATCGATAGATTCTTCAATGCTTATCCGGAAGTCCGCAGAGCTATACAACGTTGCTCCACCTTCCTTAATGAAAACTGGCATGTCCGGTCGCTCACAAAAAGAAGACGCAGACTTGACCCCAATGAAAAGAAATCCCATCGTCAGGCTTTTAACTTTCTTATCCAAGGTCTTGCGGCAGACATGATTCGATGTGCTTGCAATAATATGAGAAAAGTAATTAACGAGCATCCTGAGTGGGGATTGAAAATCATTATGATTGTGCATGATGAGATCGTTATGGAGATAAATGAGGGCATGGTTGAGAAGGCGAGGCCGTTCATTGTTGATGTGATGGAAAACGCTATGCCAAAGTTGCCTCTCAAGATGTCGGTCGATATCGGTGTCGGATCTACATATAGTGGAGCAAAATAATGGAAAAATGTGAATGTTGTGATAGGGAATTTCCTTCATTACTTATGTCTGACGTAACAGTATTTCACAGAGAATATTGTGGAAAGATTCTTGTTTGTGATTTTTGCTACCGTGGACCTGTCTGTGCTAAATATCCCAAGGGAGAATATCTAAGAAAAGATAAAGGACTGGCTGGTTTGGTAAGAGAAAGACTGAGAAGTAATTACATGAAAAAATATAATTTGGAGTATGGCAATGCCCACGATTAAACGACAGCACATAAAACTGAAACGCAACAGCATTTGTCCCTGCGAAGAGAATGATAATAGAGAAAAGCCAAAGAAGTACAAGCATTGCTGCCTAAAGAAAATACAAGATCAAGAACAACAAGCTTATATGCTAATACATCACAATGAAAGAATTGAAAAGGTGAAGAAAAATGTTGCAGCAGCTATTCAGCATGACATTGATCATCCTCTTATACTGCCTAACCATCAGATTACTGTGCGGAATGGCGGTAACACTAATATCATTATTCCTTAGAAAGGGTAAGTAATGGAATGGCTGACTAATCTACTAAAGAACCTGAGAGACTGGCTCCCCCGGAAATACTTCCTTGGTCCAGACGAGAGTGGTCTCCGTCTTACTCTCGGTAATCGTGTCAAGACCTTAATGCCGGGATGGTATTACTATTGGCCGGTATTACAGGAGTGCAGAGGGATAAAGGTAAATCCACAGTTAGTAGATTTGCGGCCACAAAGTGCTCTTACCCGCGATCTAAAAGACATAGTGATTAGTGGAGGTATAAAGTATCGGGTATCAGATTGTCGTAAGGCAATGCTTGATGTACACGACTACGACGAAAATATCCGTACACTGGCTCTCGGCATCATCTGTGAATACGTAGGCCACCATAACTTTGAAGACCTGACCAACCTTACTGAGTTAAGAGAAGCTATTCTTTCTGGTGTTCGTGACGAAGCTGCCGGTATGGGCCTAAAGATTATGAAGGTGTATATCACTGACATCGGCAGAACAAAGAATATCCGAATAATGGGTGGCGAGCATACTGTAATAGAGGAACCTGAAAATGAGTAAGAGTGATGCCGGTAAAGGCGACCGTCCCCGGCCATTCAACCGTAAGAAATGGGATAATTGGTGGGACCAATACGAGAAAGGAAAGAAAGATGAGAAAAAGCAAGACGATGTACATGGTAGTGATGAAGCCGGTATTTCCTGAAGGTGTCTTCTATACTTTAGAGAAGGTGGAGGAACTATGCTACACAAAATCAAAATTATGGGCATGGATTGTTTTTATCATACGAGGCTGGAGACTTCCGATAGAACATTCAATTCAAATTATTACATTAAGGCCGGGAGAATGAGCATAACAAAGAAGGCTGACGAGATGCCGGGAATCTACCGGAAGAATTACTTAGCTGTGGTATCTGGTAAGGCCAGTCCCCGGAATGCTGTCAAAGCATTTTGTATTGAATGTATGGGTTACAACCGGGCAGAAGTAACTAACTGTGACACCATTGAATGTCCTCTTAATCTTTATAGACCATATAGAAAGGCCGGTGATAGTGATGAGTGAATTAGTATTCTGTGGAAAATGCAAACATAAAAAATATCTTGAAGCAGC